TAGATAATGTAACTTTTCATACTATTCCGGAAACCGGTAGGGAAGTGGATGAAGTTGTTGAAAAAATTAAAAATGAAAATCTGAATAGAGATATTATATATTCTCATATAATTAATAATGATTTTAACTTCGATCAAGAAACTCTGAATAAGTGTGGTTATAATTTTATTAGAAGTATAGAATATTTAATCGAATTAATTAATGAAAAAGATAATTTATTTCTATGTTGTAATAGAGATAATAAATTTTATACTAATCATTATCTTATAGATAATCTTTCAGATATTATATATAATGAGGAATATCAAAAAGCTTTAAAACTAGAAAATATAGAGCCAAATCTAAATCAATGGACTAAATTTTTATACAGAAATTAGTATGTTTTACGTGTCCCAGAAGCTGTAAGACTCGTACTCAGTCTAGGACATGGAACAGCAGGAGATTTTAAACCAGAAGAATAAATAAAATAGATTATGACAAAAATATTATTAATACCAGCGCATCATAAAACTACTCCAGGAAAAAGAAGTCCTGATGGGATTTTACGAGAGTATTCTTATTCTCGAGAAATTATTAGTGAGATGATAGAAAGATTGGGAGGCTTAGGATATGAAGCTATTAATCCTATACCTGAAACAGAAAAAGAATTATCTCTTAGTGAACAATGTAGAATAATTAATAAAATCTACGATGAATGTTCTGGGGATTGCTTCTGTATTTCGCCTCACTTAAATGCAGCAGGAAATGGTTCTGAATGGATGAATGCTAAAGGATGGAGTGCGTTTATTTATAGAGGAGCTGGACAGAAAACAAAAGAACTTGCTGGATGTTTAACGAAAGCGGCTGAAAAAGAAGGGATTAGAGTGCGTTATGAGTATCCTGGAGTTCCTTATTGGACTAGTGGATTTTATATTTGTAAGAACACTAAACCAAGTACAGTTTTGACAGAAAATCTCTTCCAAGATAACCACGAAGATGTAGATTTCTTATTATCGCCTGAAGGAAAAGAAGCAATAGTTAATCTTCATGTCCAAGGAATTTTAGATTATATAAGTAAAATAAAAGAATAATGAAATTATATAGTAAAACAGATTACCTCGAGTATAAAACAAATCCACAGCCAGGAGATTGTCTAGGAAAAATTTTATCTGAATGTTTTGAAAATTTCCAGGATAGTAATGGTATTGTTAGAACTTCGATCCTTGATAATATTCTTTCCTATAAGCTTTCATTATCGGCCGGAGATTCTGACTATCAAGCATGTTCTGTAGTGTTATCTGAGAATTTCGAAAACATAACTTACACATGGATAGCTGAACAATTCGGATATACTCTCATCTCAAATCCTAGAAAAATCACAACGCCTGGAACACTTCTTGGATTTGAACTAGATATTGCTCATGGAAATTTACTGCCTGAAGAGAGTTACACAGGAGAATATTTAAGTTGTGCCTATGAAGTTTTAAGACGTAGGTTAATTATGAACTCTATAGGTTGGGGTTGTACAGTGAGCAAAGAATTAGAGGATGCTAAGGAATGTATGGAAAAGCGAATGAAAGTTTTTGAGAGATATTTTAGTGGGAATATTAAGTTTCCAGTATTTTCTCAACCTTTTATGAACTCTTCTTGGGATCCTGACTTCTATGGATTTTGTTATGGAGATGGAACTTACGGCGAATGGAACTACTCTTGGGCCGGCTTTATCGGGAGAGAATATCATGATTGGACAAGAGAAGATCAGATTTATTTCTCATGTCTCTACGAAGCCACTGATCAATATTTGGAACATCATTTAAATATGCTCCCGACAATGACCCGGCCCGAACTTTTATACTTCGCCGATCTTAGTCTTTATTGTGGATGTTCTGGAATATGGGCATTTATGAATAGAGATATTTCTGGAGATGAAAAGAACTCCGAATTAAATAAACTTTACACCAGATTAACAGCTCTAGGAAAAATTGAAGGAGCTGGAATGGAAGTATATAAAGAAATGGCAGAATCTTTAGGAAAACATGCTGCCAATTATTATGACCTAGATGAGATACAGGAAATAATAGGTTATAGAATTTATTTGTAATAATTTAAAAACGTTTTTGATTATGATTAATGATGCATTATTAAGTGGATCTGCCGCAGATGGTGGACCCCAAGCTGGTCTTCCTGTTACGGAAGTAGTTAAAAGTCTTGATATTAAGAAGGATGCTACTATTCCTCAACCTCTTCCGACTGATGAAGAGATTAATATCAAGGAATCAGAAAGTATTAAATTTGTAGTTGGTGAGTCTCTTGAAATGAAAATCGGGGAAGTTAAGTTTTTAGAACTTCGTCAGGAGCCATTTATTTCAAATCTCCCTTATGTAACTTATGAATCTAGTAATCTTAGGGTAGCTAGATTTATTGAAGATGGAGTTATTCTTGCTTGTTGTCCTGGAACAGTTAAAGTAACTGCAACAACTAGTGAAGATGTTAATAATCCACTAGTAGCTACTCTTACAATTACAGTAGTTGATCCTAATGCTCCTAAAGCAAGAAAGGGAAAAAAGTAAAGTAGAACGTTATAACCAAGCAGGAGGACTTATAAATCTTCTTGTTTGGTTTTTGATTTTTGTAGAATAGATGGCAAAAAAGAAAGAAAATAATATAAATCACTTAGAGACATTTTACTTCTCAGATATTCCAACTCAACCTTATCCGGTGTATTCAATATCAGAATCTGGAAACTTATACTCTCTGAAAAATATAGTATATCCAGGAAAATCAGCTAAAAAATTTACTCGTGCAAAACAATTAAAATGGAGATCTCAACAAGCTAGATTAGTAGATTTCTTAATAAACATAGATTATTTTTATCCATTAACTGTTTATAGGGAATTTCTAGTACCTATTCAAAATTCTCTTAGACTTCCTGGCATTTCTGGAGGTTTTTTCTTATTGGATTTTTATTTTTATGAATTATCCTTAGCATTAGAGTTGGATTCTGACTATCATAATCTAGACGCCGATAACCTTAGGGACGAATACTTGGAACAGCTTGGAATAGAAGTCTTCAGAATATATAACTTAGAGAAAATTACAACACAGAAGGGTAAGTTTAAAGAATTTATAGCTCTTCTCAAATCTAAAGTTCCTGTTCAAAATCCACGTCCCTTTGATTTCCTCGGCGACTTAAGAAAAAGAGAACAGGGAGGAGATAGTTCAGGGTTATGGAAAATCGATTAAACGCTTCCTAGTACCCTCGAGAATCTTATTATTGATAGTATATAATAAAATAGAAACTTTATTAAATTAACAGATCATGAAAATTCAAAGAGGAGTAAACCCAGAAAGTAGAATGATACAAATTACAGTTACTACACCATTATTAGCTGAATATTATAACAATTTTAGTGGTATGATTCGGAATAATAGTAGTAGTATTTCTGAGGGGGTTAATGTTGAAAGAGTAAACACCGATTCAGCTATGGTATCTTTTCCACTTCCATCAGATTCTCAAATGATAAATCATGGAGATAAAGCATTAGTTTCTATGCCTCCAGAGGTTGTAGATAAATTAAATGATGTAATAAATAAGTTTGTTAATTGTGGACTTCGGAAAACATTAAAAACAGTAGAATTCCTTCCACTTAACAACTATGAATTATCAGGACTTCAGGAAGATATTAAATCTGCAATAGAGAATAAACGAAACTTTTGCATTCTCAGAGATTATAAAGAGTATCAAAAAATGTCGGAGGAGAGAAAGTATCAATTTACCCAAAAACTAATCAAATACGGTACCTCAGAATATGCAGATGTAGCTCTTCTAATTAATTCTGGAAAAATGGATGAACTTAGAAGATGGTTAGATCCGCAGTTGAGTTATTGTGAATGGATTTAAATGATTATTAACTCTATAGTGTTTCCTCCAGGTTTTATATCAGAGGAACACTTTTTTATTTAATGATTTATTATAATATATGTATGAAGGAGTAATATATAAATATACAAATAAAATAAATGGTAAGATTTATATAGGTCAAACCATTAATGAGAAAAGAAGATTAAATCAACATAAAAAGAGCTCCGAAAATTCTCTATTTCATCGAGCAATTAAAAAATATGGTTGGGAAAATTTTGAATATAAAGTTTTATTTAAAATTCATTGTAATAATGAACAAGATTTAACCAATACATTAAATATAAAAGAGTCTATTGCAATAAGATTTTTTAATTCTATTGATAGTAATGTTGGATATAATTTAAAAATTAGTGGTTCTAAAGGGAAACTAAATAAATCAGTTAGAGATAAAATTTCAAAGTCTCATAAAGGATTACCTGGAAGAAAACATACAGATGAAGAGAAAAAATCTTTATCTATAAAAAGAAGAGGGGTTTTAAATCCTATGTATGGAATTCACAGACCTCACACTGAAGAAGAAAAGATAAAAATGTCAATTGCACTAAAAGGAAAATATGTTGGTCCTAAAAATTTAAATTTCGGAAAGAAACGTAAGCCTCTAAGTAATGAAGTAAAGAATAAATTATCAATAGCAAATTCTATTCCAGTAGTTCAATTATCCATAGAGGGTGATTTTATAAAAGAATGGGTAGGCGCTAAAAAAGCAGAGAATGATTTAAAATTAAAAGGAATTACCAAAGCATGTAAAGGAAAAGCAATAACTGTTGGAGGATTTAGATGGATGTATAAATCAGAGTACGAATCTAATGATTATGAATTAAAAAGTACAGAAAAATTTAATATTAGAGGAGTAGTTCAATTAGATCTCGATTGTGAAGTAGTTAATACATTCAAATCAATTTCTGAAGCATCTGCTATAACAAAGATAAATTATTCTAACATACGAAGTTCCCTAAATCCAAACATAAAAAGTAAAACTGCTGGAGGATATAGATGGATATATAATGATGATTTTCAAAATTTAATAAAAGAAGGGAAAGATATAAAAAATGAATTAATGCCTCCAACAATTAGTCAATTAGATGAAAATGGAGATCTTGTTAAACATTGGTTAAGTATTTCCCAAGCTGCAAAAGAATTAAATATATCCGGAGGTATTATTAGACGAAGTATTAAATTAGGAGGTTTAAAAATAAAAAAGTTAAATAATAATAGATTTATTAAATATGGAACAGATTAGTAATAATGTGATGGTACTGAATGTAGGAGATCAAATTCCTCCAGGTACCGAAGATGCATTGAAAATTTATTTAGGTGGTAGTATGGATCTTGGACCTACTGGAGAATACAATTGGTTTCAGAAATTTATAGATGGAATGAAAGTAGCTGTAGATCCAACAAAAGGGTATATGAATTTATTCAGTAAGTATAATTATATAATATTTAATCCATACTATGTTCCTAAGAATCCAGCTCAGAATATATTTAATCAGGAATTTACTCAAAAATGGACTTGGGAAAATCAATGTCTTGAGATGGCTGACTGTATATTTCTAAACTTTCTTGGAAAATCTACTAGTCCTCTTCCACTTTACACATTTGGTTATATTGTAAGAAGTGGAAAATTAGTAGTAAGATGTCCAGAAATTTATACTAATTATGGAATTGTAAAGATGGCATGTGATACTTATAATGTACCTCTAGTTGGTAGTAAAATGGGAACTGTAAATCAAATTCTTAGTCTTATGTTTAGTTTTATCCCTAAATTTCAAGAAGTAGGAAAAAATACATTACCAGAATAAAAAAAAATGAAAACACTTATTATTTTAAAGGGATTAGCAAAAAGTGAAAAGCTTGAATGGGTTAAATCTCAAGGTCTAGAAAATTTCTTTCTAGATTATTCTATTTTCAAGAGATTATATAGTATGCCTGAGTTAGATCGAGATAAAACAACTGATATCTTGGGAAGAACGAATATTAATCTCATCTTTAAGTCATGGTTTGAAGCAATTAATAATAAGCTCGAATCTGGATGTCTAGTTGTTATCGATTATGATCAGGAGAAAACAAAGATTTTGGAAGATATGGGTATGATTTATGGTTATACTTGTTTCTATAAAATCTTTAATATCCCTCACGACTATACATCAAATCCAGAAAAATATAGTCCAGTAGGGTTTAAAAAGAAGACGAAAGAAGAATTAGAGGCAGAAGTTATTACATTTTTAAATCTTCAGCTTGGATATACAAAGAAAATTGGAGGATACTCTGATGTTATGGATTACTGGAAGAAGAAAGAAGTAATTCTAGATATTCCAAGAAAAGAGACGATGTATTTTTTCTCTGATCTTCATTCCAATTATTCTCTCTATCAAAAAATTAATCTCCCTTCTGGAACAATAAGAGTACATTTGGGAGATTATATTGATGGTCCAGAAGAAGGTGGATCTAGAAAACTTATAGAAATGATTTTTAAGAATGCATCATACTATAATATATTCTTAGAGGGAAATCATGAACGTAGACTTAGAAAATTTTTATTCTGGAGATGGGCTGCAAGTAGTAACTCAGGAGGAAGTAGAGCTATTATTGCCGAAATGCTTTATAACTCACTTCCAACAGACTTTTTAACAACAACAGCTGACGAATTTAGATCTTTAACTCCAGGAGAAGCATTGACATGGTTAAAGAGATTAAATGATATCTTGAAAACCCATATAATTATTAAAAAAGATGATACTGTTTTTTATTGTACACACGCTGGAATTAAATATCTTGAACAACTTAGTCCTAAATTTATAGGAAATGTTATCTATGGAAATCGAGATATGGATATTTATGATAAATGTTTCTCAAAAACTATATGGAAACCTACAGGAAGATGGTCGGTTCATGCTCATTGTAAGTATCCAGATGGCGTTGATTTCCTTAAATATGATGGAGTAGTTAATCTAGATCCATCATGTGAAAAAGAAATAGTTTATATGGAAAATAACATTAAAAATTTTTTACCATGCATCGTACAGTAACATTAACAGTAAAAAGTAAAGACTTAGGAAAAGTATTAAGTTCTTTAGAGATGAATAAAGACTTCGAAGAGAATACTACATTAACTCTTAGTATTGATATTGAAGATACAAAGAAAAATTATCAAGTTCTTTGTGGATCTCCTGAAGTTTTGGAATGGGACTTTATTGAGGAAGATAAATCAGAGGATGATGAAGTCGTACAGGAAACAAAAGATAATTACAAAAAGTCAGTAAATCCTGTAACTGATATAGAAGAAGCGATAAAAACTGTTAAGGAGAGTCTTAATAAGGAAAAGTCTTTATGGCCTGATAATATATATTCAGTTGCCGTAAATACAGGAAAAACTCTTGGGTATCTTGAAGAATATATTAAAACTTATGACGACATAATTGAATTTATCTTAATATCTTGGAGATTATCAAAAAAATTTCCCAAGTATTCAGTAGATTTTGTTCAAGAATATATCCTCCCAGCAATTATCCAAAATCAAACAGATATTTCAGAAGTATCAAGCTTAGATCGAAAAATTCCTCTCCTAATTACATCTTATTATTCTGGAGTTAAAACAACAAAAGAAGTACTTAAAGATGTGATTAGAAAAGTTCAAGAATCATGGGAGATTATGAAAGAAACTGAAGATGTAGTTTCTTTAGTTACATTATTGTTTGGTGGTAAAAAATAGTAATGTCATGACGGAAGAAATACTTAAAGATATAAAAACTAGTTTAGGTTTAGATGATGTTGATGAAGCTATTCCTTATATCAATCAATGTATTCAAGCTAGAGATAGGATTTTATCAGACGAATATTCTGATTTTAAACCAGGAAGCTTAGTTCTTGATACTAGAGATAATGAAATTGGTTTTGTAATTGGACCAATCAATATGTATGGAGATATTAATACGGATAGTTTTGTTAAATTATCACACAACGCTAAAGTAAGTAAAGAAAATACTACAATGTTAGTAGTAACTCGAGTAATTGGAGGTTTAGAGAATGAAAGGCGTTCTAATTTTAGAGTTAGATACGTTAAACGAAATTACCTAACACCATTAAAGATAGAGGAGAATAATCTCAACTATTCAACTAATAGTGTATCAGATCTTGATACTTTTTGTGGAAGTCAGTGTATTATGGAATGTACATCTGAGTGTAAATTATATAAATATAGAAGGAAAAAGTAATTAAAAACAATGAATACTAGGAGGGAAACCTCTTAGTATTTTTTATCAAAGAATTATGAGTAAAAAATGGTTACATGGAGCTATACCTGCTCTACTAATTCATGGCTGTATAGGAACTGTTTATTGTTGGTCCTTGTTGTATGATTATATAAAAGAATCTATTACTGGTAATTGTACTTGGGCATTTTCCTTAGCCATATTTTTCTTAGGGATTTCTGCAGCTTTTTTCGGTCCCTTAGTAGAAAAGAATGTAAAGAAAGCTGCAACTATAAGTTCTATCCTCTTTGGTTCGGGAATGATCTTATCTGGAGTAGCATGTTATATAAATTCTATGCCACTTCTTTATCTTAGTTATGGAGCAATTATGGGTACTGGAGTTGGAATTGGATATATCACTCCAGTAAAAACTCTAATGATGTGGTTCAAGAATAATAAAGGTCTTGCTACTGGACTTGCTATTATGGGATTTGGATTAGCGAAAGTAATAGCAATACCTCTTCTTAATTGGAGTATAGAAAGATGTGGAATATACTGTACTTTCTTCTCTTTTGGGGTTTGGTATACTTTGATTATGTTACTTGCTGCAATACTTCTTAAAAAACCAATAGAAGAAGGAAAAATAGAGAATACATCAAGACCCAAATTTAAATCACTTAAGGAATGGTTTGATAGGAAAAAACAACTCCTAAATCTACCAGCAATTACTACTATATGGTTGATTTTTTATTTAAATATCTCTTCTGGATTAGCAATTATAAGTTATGAGAAATATTACTATGAAACAGCTGGAATTGGAATAGTTCTAGGATTAGTATTTTCAGCTATTTTTAATTCTCTAGGTCGTTTTGGAGTTGCTTGGTGGTCTGATTATTTTAAAAATCGTGGAAAACTTTTTGGAATAATCTTAACATTCTCTGTTCTTTCGGGAATTACAGCTTTTATGGCTCCAGGTTTTATTCCAGTAGCTGTACTTTTATGTAATGCTGGGTATGGGGCAATGTTTTCAATAATGCCTTCTGTTCTAGCTGATAGGTATGGAATGAAAGACGTATCTGAGATTCATGGATTAATACTTAGTGCTTGGGCTTTTGCTGGTCTTTCTGGAAATCAGTTTGCTAATCTTTTAGTAGGTATTCCAGAGAGTTCATATAAAACATTAATTCTTGGAAGTGTTGGGTTATATTGTATTGCTCTATCTTTAAGTGCTAAATTGTGGAATAAAGACTAAAAACCTTATATATGATATAATAAATAAGAAGTTATGAAAAGTAATAGAGCGTTTGAAATTTTATCTACATTAAGCTATGAACCGTGTTATTGTGAAGTAGATGAATCTATAATTGATTATAGTAATGCAGTTAGAGCAGTAGAAGAGGCTGAAAATGAAGTAATAGATCTGCTTAAGGAAAGTATATTAGCGAAATTTCAAAATGGGTCTACAAAAGATACTATAAAGATTATACTTGAAGAAACTATAAAAGAGTTTAAGGATGAAAAGTAAAGAAGGAGATAAATATTTAGGAAAACACCTGAATAGTATAAATGACTTATTAGAAGAAGGTCATGATCCGAAAGTTAGAGATCTGGTAGTTTATGAAGATGCAAAAATACTATCTGATATTTCTTATTTTGAGGGTTATGATGCTGGGGTGTCGGATGAAAGAAATAAGGAAGATTATGAAGTATGGATGGTCGAGTTATTCAAGAAAATCGCTGTAGATGGATTACCAAAAGAATATAAAGGCGGCCATTCTAAGATATGTGTTTGTTTTGTTCCGGCCGTTAATGGAGAACTTGACAGATATGTTATTGGATACTATAATTATAAAAAGAAAGGTTGGATGACTTGTTTATGTGAAGGATGTCAAGAATGTTTCCGGCCGACTCATTATCTAGAACTTCCGGCCGCTCATAAAATCAGAAAAGAATATGATGT